GGTGAACAGCACCTGCCGCGCCAGACCGTCGGCGGTCGCCGTGCTGCTGAGCGTAAAACTCGCGCCGGTGACAGCGGTGGCGTAGGCCGTGGCGCTGGAGTTGGAGGGCGTGTAGGTGTGGACGCTGGGGTATAAAGCCATGAGAATCTCCTGAGCGAAAGGCGGGGCCTGCTGGCCCCGCCGTCAGTGTAAGCGTTAACTCAGGAGTCAGCAGCCGGGAGCAGGAAGCCCGAGGCGCCGAGCACGCCGGTCTTGTAGTTGTTGAAGAACCGGACACCGACAGTGGTCGTCACGATAATGTCGGTCGCCGTGGTCAGGTTGCTGACCGTGTTCCACGCCACCATGCCCGTCGAGGTCGTGCCACCGACGCTGATCAGCGCACCACCGGTATCGGCCGTCTGCTGGCTGATGCAGTTGTTGCCGATGCAGGTCAGGTTGGTCAGCACGCCGGCCGTCACGGTCATCAGGATCGCCGCGGTGGCGGTGCGCGCAAGCAGGACGCCGTTACCCCGAAGAACCGCGCTGTCGATGTCGTTGGCCGTCAGCACGAAGCTGTTGACCGACGTGGTGCCCAGACCCTTCCAAGTGTTGTTGGTGACCGTCAGGCGGTCGGCGGTATTGGCGGCGCCGGTGCAGTTGACGATGTTGAGGAAGTTCAGCACGCCGCTGGAATCAACGAACGAACAGTTGTCGAGCGTGAAGCCCGCCGCCGTGACGGTGTAGGCCCGCGCGATCGACAGGAAATTCGCCGTGTGGCGGATGTTCTGGACGGTGACGTTGGCGGCGCTGACCGGGATGGCTGCGGTGTTGGCCGTGGTGAAGTTGAACACGGGGCGCTGCGCGCCGGTGCCCATGCCGATGATGGCGACATTGGCGACGTTGAGCAGGAGCGACGTGGCGCTCGAGATCGTAACTGTCGAGCCCTGCTCAATGAAGATCGTGGTGTAGCCCGAGGCCTGAGTCAGCGCGTAGGTCAGCGTCTGGTAGGGGTAGTTCGGGCTGTTGCCGGTGCCGGCGTCGACGCCGTTGACGGTGTCAACGAACAGGACAGTGCCGGTGAGGGGGGCTTCGCCCGCCGTGGTGCCGTAGATCGGGATACCGAAGCTGGCAATCCCGTTCGGAAACGAAGTAAGGGGCATATCAATCTCCTGTGACCGCGCCGCTGGCCGGAGTAGCCGTGGACTGGATACCACACGCACGCGATGGGCGGAGAGTAGGCCGGTTGGCGGAAAAAAGAAAGGCCCGCTTTTGGCGGGCCTTGAGTGGGGTCATGAGCAGTGCTGATCAGTCTTGCGGGAGGATGGCGCCCTTGTCAAGCGAGGCGACCGGGTGGCGTTGGAGGTAGGCGATGGCGTCGTCCACGAGCTTCTGGCCGTTCGCTGGCGCGTGCTTGGCGAGGTATAGGATGGCCTTGGCGAGCATGGACGTGTCGTCGTTGAATTGACCGAGGCCGGTATTGTAGCGGGTTGTCAGCAGCTGCCGAACGGCCCCGGTAGCGTGGTCGTGATCCACGGTCAGGTGCTGAGTGCGCCCATGCCGCACGGCCGTCTCCGGCTTACCGCTGATAGCACAAACATGCCCTTGCCGTTCAGCCATGGTGCGAAGTTCGCGCAGCCCAAAGTCCTTGCCGTACTTCCAGCGCAGATCGCCGTCCCACATAGCCGTTCCGTTGGCAACCCTACGGGCTTTTCGGTGGCGCTGGTTGTACTCCGCGTCGCTTTCGCCCGGAACGCGGGTCACCATCTTTTTGCGCCACTCAAAATTGCCCGGGCCCATCGGCTTATGTTTGTCGATGCGGTACAGCCGGTGTTCAAGCGACGGCCGTTCGCCTACCCCTTCCATGAAAGCAGTGAAGCTTTCACGCCATTCCGGGATGATCGGGTAGCCGTCCGTTCGTCGGTACGTGCCCCACTGCGCGTACAACTTCTGGTTGCTATTCAAATTCAGGTTGTCGGCGCGGGGGTCGTCAAGGGTGCCAGACACCTTCATCCGTTTGAGGTGCATGTGGCACAGCCCCCGGCCGTGGGCAACCTTATCGCAGCCGGGCGCGGTGCACATGCCCCTCGGCTGCCTGACTCGTTCAAAAGTGCCCTTGCGCTTGAACTGCACGTAGCACGGCGAGCAAAGCTCAGCTTTCTTGTAGGTGAGCGGTTTATCTTGCCCGCACCCTTTGCATATCGCCATTCGGTGGTCTCCTTTCGCCGGTTCATTCCGACACATACAGACTGACACATCACGATACTAATGGCAAGGGTTATTGTACAACGGCAAAAAGAAACCCGCCTTTCGGCGGGTTCCTAACTTGCGGCTTACGCCTGTAACATTAGGCGCCCGGCGACCCGTAAATGGCCAAATAGTCAGAAAAACCAAAGGCATAGCGCTCGCGCTCAAGAACCCTGACGTTCCCGGTGTCGAAGTCGCCGTCAGTTTTTTGTGACACAGGCACGCGGTTGAAGTACCGGGCGCCGTTCGGCACGTCGGTCATCAGGAACCAGGCGTCGGGGTCTGTGAAGTAATGATTCACAGCGAACCCTTCCGGCACAGCGGCGGTCACGCGGATGGCGTTCACGTCGTTGTTCGCCGAACCCGGCTGCAGCTGCGTGTCGAGAACACGCGTCGCCACATACTGGTTGTCCACTGCGACAAGCATCTTGCGCACACGGGCGTTGATCAGCTTGCCGCGATCGTCCGTCCACTTGGCGATCTGGATGGTGGCAGCCTCGAGGCTGGTCTCATTCAGGTCGACAGCGACGGCCGGGCGGTTCGAGATGACCGGGCCAGCGATCTGCGGATGCGAGGTCGAGAACAGCGGAACGCCGTCGCCGACACCGTAGCCGCCGGAGGCAAGAGCGGTGAAGCCGTTGTTGAACGGCACGGCCGCCTTGATTTCCTTGGTGTTGCGCATGGCGCGACCAAGTTCAGTCGAGTAGCGGGCCGAGAGCGAACCATAGAGGTTGTCTTCGAAGGCTTCCTCGGTGAGCGCGAAGCCCATCGAGATCGTCTCCATGGTGTAGGTCGCCGTGTAGCCTTCCTGGGCAGTGTCGAACAGGGTGGCAGCGCCTTCCTGCTTGACCGGTGCCGTCTGGAACCCCGTGATCTTCTGGTCCTGCTCGAACGAGCGCTCGGACGAGCTCTCGGTGTAGATCTCGGCGTACTCGTTCTCGTACCGATTGTACTCCATGCCGAACAGGGCATCGAGACCGGGGAGAAGCTCCTTGAGGAGCTGGGCGCGGGAAATAGCGGCCATGATTAAACCCCCGTCGCAGTATCGATCTGCATGTTGTTGTTGAAGCGGACCAGCACGTCGGTGAACGCGTCACCAGAGGCGTTGGTGGGCGATTCGAGAATGCCGACGATGCGCAGCGGCAGGGTGTCGGTGGTATTGATCGAGGCCGCATTCAGAGCGTTGCGGCTGATCTGGCCGGCGGTCAGCGAACCAGCAGTCTGGACGATGGCGGCATTGGAGCCGACGTCGGCCCAGGTGACCGGGCCGTTGGCCTGGATCTGGAACACCGCGTTCTGGAAGTCGATGACCTTGCCACGCGGATAGCCGATCGACCCGAGCGCCTGGCCCGTGGTGGTCGAAGCCGGCCACGCCTGCTGGTTGTTGAAGTAGCTCAGCGACGGCTCGGTGAACGAGCAGCCCCAGAACACGCCGAGCGGCGTCAGCGTGGACGTGCCGGTGTCCTTCTGGATGGTGCCATCGGAGCCGAGCTTGACCACGTCGCCGTGGAATATCGACGTCGTGTAACCATCGAGGATGAGGTAGGTATCAAAGCCCTGGGTGTTGTACCCGGCGCCGTAGTTGAGTACGGGAATCATCCCATACGGTGCAGCAACTGCACTCATGGCAGTTTCTCCTGGATCAGCGGGCGTTTTGCCCGAACACAACCTTGCGAGAGTTCTCGTTCACTTTCTTGATCAGCTCGTTCTGATCGCGCATGTAGTGCTCCTCGGCGGAGCTCTCGGCCACGCGGGCCTTGTTGAGATAATGCGCGCTGCGCTGCTTGACCCGTTCTTCCGGGATGCGGCACAGGATCAGCCCGCCAACTTCGACCTTACCGTGGGACTTGTGGTCCACGTACATCGCCAGTTCGGGGTAGTCGGCGATGTCCACCGGTTCCCAGCCTTGGCGAAGGCGCTTGCTGTAGGTCATCTTGTCGGCGACCCCCATGGTGTCCGTGCGCACCCATTTGTGCGACCAGCCATTGCGGGGTTCGACTTCAGGCAGGATGGAATCGTCCCATCCCGAGGATCGTGACGTATTCTCTCGCGTTTCCAGAGACCGCGGAGTGCGGGGAGCTTCGGTGGTCAGAGCATCCCAGGGGTTCACTTTGGTCTCCATCGTCATGCACCAGTACCGTTGAGCTTCAACATCGAAGCTGCATATTGCTGCGGCGTAATGCCCAGCTGCTTGGCGACGGCAAGCTGGGAAGAGCTCAGTTCCACGATGCGCGGGTTGCGCTGGCCGCCATTGAGAGGTTCTCGGCCGCCGTCCGTTACCGCGTTGGTCCGGCGTGGGGTGGAACGTCCCTCGCCTTGTGAACCGGAATCCGGTTCACGATTTGCATACCCCGTTTTCAGGTGCTTGTCCAATGTCGCTCCATAGTCGGGTGAATCGGGGCGAATGCCCTCGGCCTCGGCGGCGTAGTGCGCCGCCATGGCGCGCGACCGGAAAGCCGGGTCGGTGGTGAAGGCCGGGTTGCGCGACACCCACTCGCGGGCGTTGGGGTGCATGCCGTCGGTGACGCTCGGCTGGCGCGCCGGCGCGGCAGGCTGGCGCTCTTCGGCCGGTCGCGCCGCCGGCGTGCGGGCCACGACCTGCACCAGTTCGGCGTTGGCGCGGCTGAGATCATCGGCTGCCGTGGCAAGCGCTGCCGAGTCGCCGTCGGCGTGGGCTCGAGCGTAGCGCTCCTTGGCATCGTTGATCTTGGCCTCGGCGGTGCTCTTCATCGACGCGGCGAGCGCCGTGCCGGTGGCTTCCGAGCGACGGCGCAGATCCATGATCTCCGCTTCGCGAGCACGCGCCAGTTCGAGCGCGGCGTCGCGCTCCTTTTCGGCGTTCTCGCGCAGGCGGCGCTGCGTCTCGGTCTCGGCCTTGAGGCGACCAATGCGCTTTTCGACGCGCGGGCTGGCGCCCTGCGGGTCCTGCGCATTGGCGTCGCCCCAGGTGGACGGGTCCTGCGTGCGGCTGGCCTGCGGGTCGTCGGGATCACGGTCGTCGACTTCGACGACGGTGAAGTTGTTGGCGTCCTTGTCGTCGAGGTCGATGCTCACGCGGTCCGGGTATAGATCGGTGGCGATCTCCATCTTCGGGCTGGCGGGGCGGAAGCTCTCGCGCGTT